GTGTGCTGGGCTCTTGCAACACCTGCTAATGTTTCAGGTGATAATTGTTGCCAACCACCTATTTTCTCAGGGTATCCATAACGAAAACGAATAAAATCACCATCAATCCACTGACCTTCTGCGGCAGTTGAGGTATCTTGTTTATTAAATCCAGCTTTTATAGGTATCTTTTTTAAAGGCATAAGGGTTCTTATACCTTATATCTATATATTTAACAATAAAGAGTTATTTACTATAGTCTTTATAGAAATCAAAGTTGTTTAAGTCTATAGAAGTTTTCATTTTATATGAGTATTTATGATATTCTTCTAATGGCACATTAGAATTATCTTGAGCCATTACTTTATAAAAATTTTGTTTTATTTCTTTACCCCACATACCGCTTTGCATATGTTTAGTTTTAAATTCTTTTTTATAAGATAATGGTTCATGATTAAAATATTTATAAGGAAGTATATAGATAGCATATTTATTCTGTTTTACACAATCAGACAACATTAATGGACCCGATATAAATCTTACTAGATTGTCATTTTCATCAGCTTCCTTTTTAAAAAAGGTATTTAAGTTTGGTTTTAATTTAATTGTTTTTGTTCTATGTAAAGTTAATTCATAACAATCCATCCAAAATGGGTGATTAGGAACAGAGGCCATTAAAGAGTTTTGAACTAGTTCATCGCCAATTGATTCTACTAAAAGGATATCTCCTTTTAATTCATCATAAAAATTATCATAACAATAGACATCCATATCAATATAAATTCCACCATAATAATGAAGTAATAGATATCTAACACAATCTAATTGAAATATATGACTTGTAAAATTTTTATACTCTTCATAAATTTGAGGATATTTTTCTTTAACAAAATTATCTAAACTATTATCATCCCAAAATTTATATTCAAAATCTTTAAAATGTTTTAAAGTAGATTGTTGACAATGTTTCCAGATGGGGTGCCATTCATCTTTATTAGCATAAGCTGTCTGATGTATTATTTTAGGAATCACTTTCCTTCTACTTTAATATCTGTAGAAGATTGTTTGTTTAAAGTATTTTCATTAAATTTAATGTTCCAATCTATGACCATTTTCATTAAAGCATTTCCAAAATGTCTTAGAGCTTCATCTGTTAAATGAAGTTTTCCTTTTTTTAATAAAATGAGTCTTTCTTTCCAAGAAAACTCAATATCACAAGATCCGTTATCGTATTGTTTAAATTTCATTATAAAAATACCTTGTTTGTTTCATTTTTTATATCTTCCCAAGATTTAACATTTTGCATGTTGAAAGCAATACTTATTCTTTCTAAATTGTTTTCTATTTTTTTAACAGAATGTTGAAGTAAAGGATTAAATAAAACAAATTTTCCAATTTCTTCACTTATTAATGTATCATATTCTCTAAAATAAGTACCTGGTCCACCCTCTGTTAAATATAAAATACCACAAAACCCACTAGTTCCACGATGATCGTGTTCTTTCACCTCCTCATTAACTCCACATAAATTACCCCAAGCATCCTTGATATAAAAATTGTTTTCACGGTTTATGACTTTAATTTCTTCCTTTATTAAACTCAAAAAATTATGAAAATCTTTATTATTAACCAAAGAATCCCAACCCGTAAATTTACCTGTAACACTTGTTTTATGACTTAATTTTTTATCTTCATTATTTTTAATAAATTCTATTAAATTATTAATAGTTTTTTGATCATAAATCTTTCCAGTTAAAATATATGTTTCAATACTTATATCTTTTACCATTAAATTAAAATTCATTTTTGTTTTTCTGTCCCGTATATAGTTCTTTTATCTTTAAACCATTCTTTGTTAATTCCATTCTTATCAACGTAATGTAAAAATGTCTGAGCATGCCAATCTCCTTTAAATTCTTCTCTCCAGTGCTCTATTTCGCAACCTAAATATATTGCAGCATCCCCAGGTTGCATATTTATTTCAGTCCCTTCCATAAATATTGGCCATTTAGTTCCGTCTGATCCAATCATAACTGTTACACTAACTTCACAAGAAGGTCTATCTTTGTGTTTTTTTAAATCAGCAAACATTGTGTACATTCTCCAAAATGCATAAGTAGGTAATAATTCTAACCCCGTTTCTTTTTGCATAATCTCTAACTTATTGACCATTAAAGACTCCATTAAAGGATCCCCGTAAAAATAAGTATCATTATTATTACTCTGGACGCTATCAAAAGAATTAAAATTAACTCTGTGTTTTATTCTACAATAATCTGTAAGTAATTTAATCTCTTCTTGTGTTAAGAAATTTTTAACTAATTTATATTTAAAGTCTTTAATTGTTTTCATTTTATAATGCCCATGCTACTACTGAATACCTTGTTCCTTTAGTAACTGATTTTACTGTGTGGGGATACATAAAACAACTTGGCCAAATAATCATTCTATTTGGTTTAACCTCTACCTGCCATTCATCAGATTTATCAGGGTTTCTAAAACATAAATTTCCCCCTTCATAATCATTGTTTAACAATAAAATACAACTAAGGGTTCTTGGAGCTTGTGCAAAATGATCGGTGTGCCAATTATAAAAACCAGTATTTTCATATTTTAAAACTGTAATGTCGTTTATCATCTGATAGTTTAAATGATCAATATTTAAATCTTTAATATATCTTTTTATATTTATATCAAATTGATTTGCTAAAAAATTAAACCAATGAACATTAGTTAAACTATTTTCTAAATTAGAAAGTCTTAAAGTCCATGTTCTTCTGACGTTAAAATCAACAGTAGGGCCAGAATCAACAGAGCCTCCGATAGATGCTTTTTGAAAAGCAGGTGAAGAAGAAGAAAATTTTATTAAACTAGAAATATTTTCCCAAGGTAGAACTTCATCATAAATTTTGACTAAATTTTTTATTTCCATAATTTCTTACTCCAATACTTATCTTTATACACATTTAATAATTTTAGTCCATAAAAAAGTCTAGAAGTTTGTACTTCTTTTTGTTTTCTTGGTTTTTTTAACATTTTCCATGACTCTCTTTTAAATGGAATTATTTGAACATAAGGAGTTCCTTTTTTAATTATTGTTTCTAAAAGAGGGTATTTGTCTCCATTTAAAACAATTGGGAAATTTATTTCATTTGGAAAAGTGTCTGTATCAACAATTCCTGGTATTATTGAAAACCTATCATCAGAGTTATTTAATGGTGGTACAAATAAACAGGAATACCCTTTTGGAGTTTTAATTTTCCAAGGATTTGAAATTTTATAAAAAGGTAAATTTTTATTTTTTTGAACTAAAGGCGATCCTTTTAATTGTTTAGTTACATGAACATCAATACCTGAATTTAAATTTATATATCTATCTCTTAATATTCTTGACTGATCATGAAGCCCAAATGTTTGAAAAGAATCATTAAGTATTTCCCCTGTTTCTGTTTTATGCTCTACATTATGGTTGACATGAAAATCTTGTGGTATTTTTAATATATAACCAGAAGTTAAAGAATCTAAAAAAGGCATACAACCTTTTACTGTCTTATTTTCTAAAGTATGTTCTAATTTTTTATACCATTCAGGTATGTTTAATTTTGTAGGTATAGGATAATCTTCGTTTAATGCAAAATAATCTTCATGAGCACTAAACTCTATTTCTTTATCAAACATGCTAATTTAATAGCATCTTTTAAGGTATTTGTAAGGTATTTAATGAAAGTTGTCCCAAATCATTAAAATATTGTGGCAATGATTTAGTTAAAGGATATGTAATTGTATCTAAATTTAAATTATTTAACTGGTTATAATAATTATTCCAAAGTGTATACGAAGGATGTGTTTTATTGTTATTTAAAAAACTTAATACTTGTTTTTTAGTTTCTTCAACATAATTTGTTAAAGGAATTTTATCCGCAAAATTGTTTATTGATTCTTCATAATAAATAGTATTATTTAAATAATAACTAACCGTTTTATTGTTAAGTTTTACTGCATTAAAATTATCTTGAGAATCTTCAATTATTTTATAATCAGATTTAATAATGTTTAAATTATTTAAATCAAATTCGTTTTCTGCAATTCTATAAAGAACACCTGATAAATTTTCAGAATTTTTAATAAATACAAAATAAGCCATTTTTAAGTACCTGTATTTTCAAATATAACCAAAATACCCGCTGTACCAGCATTTCCAAAAGTTCCTGATGAGACCATTGGGGGATCTTGAGGATTAGGACTAGGATTTGCTCCAGCACCACCAGCACCAAAACTAGCACCTACAATAAAACCTCTAGTTGGATAAGTAAGAGATGCACCAGGTTGATTCCCAGCTGTACCCGTTGGGCTTGGACCAGGACCAGATCCGCTTCCAGCATTTACTGTTCCAACGTTTGTAAAATTAGTAGCTCCACCTGCATTACCAGAATTAAACATGGGAGATCCGGGTCCACCGGCACCAACTGAAAAAGGTTGTGAAAAAGGTTGTGTTATAGGTTTATTATAAAATCCAAACCCACCTCCACCTCCTGATGAGCTTGATGACCCACCAGGAGCAGCGCCTGATCCACCTCCACCTGCATACATGTAGACACCTATTCTATTTGCAGAAGGTGTCGCAGTATAAGTTCCTGATGTTGGTCCTACCGCATATAATGTTGGAATTCCCATTCCAGCGCCCGCTGAACCAGAAGACGCAGCAGTGATACGACCGTCAGCATCGACTGTAATAGTTGCTGCTGTGTAAGTTGCAGGAGTAACTGCAGTTGCAATTAATTGGTTTGCTCCAACTGAGTTTGCTGCAAGTTTAGATTGTGTAATTGTTGATTGAGTAATTTTAATAGCTGTAACAGCATTAGTTTGAAGTTGATTTGTTCCAACTGAATTAGCTGCAAGTTTAGCTTGTGTAATAGTTGAATTTGTAATTTGAGCTGCAACAATTGATCCTGATAATGTAGAAAGATCTGTTACTCTAATGTCTGTTCCATCAGCGTATAAAATTTTAATTCCTTTATCAGTTGTAGTCCAAGTTTGCCCTGTTCCAGTTGATGCATATTTAAATGTAACTGTAAACGCACCTGTTGTTCCATTAGATACTATCCAAGTTTTATCAATTCCATTTGGAACTGTTACGATTTGATTTCCTGTAATTGTTCCAGATAATTTAATAACTGCATTTCTTGCATTTGCTAATGCATTCTGTGTCATTACAAGAGCTGTTGTTTGAGCTCCACCTGCAATAGAAATATCTTGGTATCCTGCGATTGCTTGTTGAATAACTACTAAGTTTGTATTTGTAATTGCTCCCCATGTACCAGCGTTTTCGCCAGTTGCCATTAATTGTATTGCTAGATCTGTAGTATATGTAGATGCCATATCTTAAATTCCTTTGTTTTTACTCTTATTAAAATATTTATCAGTTTTTGTCAATTAATACAATCCCTATATTTATGCTGCTACTTCTGTCCAATTTATAGATTGTCCAGTATTTACAGGAGCCCAAGCGCTTACATATAACTGACCAGTTGTTCCTGTCAAGCCAAATCCAGTTACACTTACATCAACATCTAGTTTAGTAACAACTGAATTTAAAGCTAGGGTTAAACTTTGACCTGTGACATCAACAGGGGTATTTAAATCAATAGATACAGAATTTAGTGATGTTGATAATAATTCACCTGTTACAAGGACTGCAGAAGCTATATCTATAACAACATCTCCTTGAAGGGTTAGTCCTAATTCTTGACCAGTTACGTTAGCATCTGGACCTGGATCTACTGTACCAAGAGTTGTAATAAGTGGATTTTCAAATACTGGAACTTGAACGGATCCTCCTGCAGAAACACCAATATTACTTTCAAGAACATGAATTAATTCTTCACCAGTTAAAGTAACATTTGAATCCCCTGTAATAGATACAGAATTTAAAGATGTATTTAATAATTCCCCTGTAACATTTACAGGAGTTATTACATCAACAGTTGCACTTCCTTCAAATAAACTAAGACCAATGCTTTCGCCCCAAGCACCACTTCCCCAACTACTTGTTCCCCATGTTGTAGGTGTTCCAGGAGCAGTTACTTGTACAAATATAGTTTCAAAAGCAGTAACACTATCTAAAGTTAAATTTGCTAAATTAGTTGTAGGAACTGCACTTCCATCAATTGTAAAAGAAATAGAATTTGCATTATAACTTAAAAGTAATTGTGTTTCTTCAGATGCAGGGACTTGAACAGAACCTCCTGCAGAGATTCCAACATTACTTTCAAGAACATTAATTAATTGTTCACCTGTTAATAAAACAGTGACATCATTTTGTCCACCAAAGGTTCCTGCACTCCAACTTAATGCACCCCAAGCTGTATTGGCCATGCCAGAGTACTCCTATTAAGAGATTCTGATAATAGCGGCTGTACTTGTAAAAGCTGGGAATTGAATAGTGAATGTTCCTGCTGTAGCTGTCTTATCAGTTACAAAGTTTAATACTGCAACTGCAGCATTGCTAAACGATGTATTATATATCAATGCACCTCTTGCAGTTAATGTAACGTTCTGAAAAGATAAATCAGCAAAGTCTGTGAAAGCAGTTGTTGATACAACCGATGTTCCAGAATTTACTAATGCTTTTCCACCCGCTGTATAATTAGTTCCAGAAGAACTAACTTGTCCATTAGTTGTATAAGAAGTTGTTGCTGCACCTAGTGTCGCAGTTGATACATAAAGAGCTAACTTAAACTTATCACCACCAGCACCTAAAGTTTTAAAATCTTGAGATGCATCCAATAGTTGTTTTTTAAAACTATTTGGTAACGCTTGTGTAATAGGCATATTTTGTTTCTCCTTATTGTGTTTTACGAACTATACGAGGTTCTCCATCTAGATACTCATCAGTTCGTCTTCTTCCCATTTGTTCTAATGAGAATCCTTCGATAGCTTGCTTATACCTATTTTCATAATATTGCAACATATCTTGTGGACCCTTTAAGAACCCATATGCCTCTACTAGGCAAGCATACAATAAGCCATTGGGAAATTGCTGACTCAAGTATGTGTTAGCAGTTGTAGCCGATAATCCAGTTGGTTTCAAGATATAATTTGCTTGAATTGTATAAGCTTGATCTGGAGTAGGTGCTACTATTACTGTATTTTCATCCCAGTTAGCATAATATTTAGGTCTTCCTGTAGTATTTTCTTGATTATATTCATTAATAAAAGTCATATCTCTAACATCTAAAAAACCTATATCACCATTGGTATCAAATACTTGCAAAGATCTAATGATTAAACAATTATCAGGAACTGTAAAATATTTTTGAGTTATTATAATACTTGAAGTTGCATATTTTCTATTATTATCAGAATCTACATCTCTTAAAATTCTAAATTCAGCATCTTGAATAAATCCATCAATAATAGTTGCTGTTAATACATTAGAATCTACTTCTGTGTAGTTTCTTATTTTTGTAACTAATTCTGAATATGTCATATTAAGCCTGTAAAGTTACTGGACCTGCAGAACATTGTGCCCCGCCACCAGCTATATTTCCTGTTGTTGCTGTATCTGTACTCTGGAAATAAAAATAATTCAATGTATCACTTACAATACCTGATGAATCAATTTTACCAACTGTAATAGTAAAACCATTTTGATTTGAAATATCAGTAACTCCATCAAATGAAGGAACTAGATCAAATGAATCTTCTCTAGAAGGCGTACCAATAATATTAACTTGCGGTGGACCTCTAAATCTTACGATATTACCAGTAGATCTCCCATGATCTTCTGAATAAACATTGATGTAAGTATTGCCAGCATATTTAGTAGTTATAAAAGGATTTGGAGTTAAAACTACGATTACAGGTGGTTCTTGTCTATCTGGATGTGCATATCTTAAACCCTGTGGATCAGCTGTGGTTGGTCTTGGCTCAAGTTGTGGTTGCTTTGGTTCATATTCTGAAGTGTGGACCCATGAACCATTCCATTCTTGTACCATTTCTTGATATGGAAATCTTTGACCAGATCGGTCAGAAATCATGTAAGAATATTTTCCTCTAGATAGATTAGACATTTGGATAATAAGTTTTTGGTGTTATAAATGAACTTGATGAAGATCCATCTGTCTCTAATGCTCTAGTTAATTCATCTTCGTATAATAATTTTAATTCTTGTGTTCTTTGTGGAGCAAGTTTTAATGATACATAATAAGCAAGTCCCGCGCACATGCATGGAACAAATCTATATGGAACATCTGTTGCATTTGTATAAGATCCAACATCTTGAATTCTTTTAGCATAGTAATATTGAATAACGTTATTCACCTGATCTGTTCCAGGTGTTAAATATAAAGTGATTGTAATTTTATCTATAAATCTTTGAACGTAATATTGTGTAGGTTGACCTGTTGCAAATTTAGAAGATAATCCACTGTAAGCTGATCTATTAATTTTTGTAAGTGGAAAATCAACAACAGGAACTTGTTCTGTGTTTCTATAAACCATTTCTAAAATGTCATCTGGTCCGTAAGTGATAGAATTGTAATCATACACAGCAGTATTGTCTGCATGAATTGCAGCAGTTGTACCATTAGCTCCTCTTGTACACCCTGTAATAGTCATGGAAGCTGTATCTGTACCTGTGTAATTTATTTGCTCTGAACCAATAAGCAGGGTGCCGGTTTCAGGGAATTGCCAAACTGAATCTAATGTAATTGTTGTAACAGAGGCATTAATTCCTCCATTTAAATAACTAAGCGTTCCATCTGAAGTTCCATCAGATGGTGATCTATAAATAGTATAAGTACTTTGATTGTTTACCATGGAAATAGTATTACTTGCTACTTCCCAATAATGAAGACCTCTATTCGCCCATTCCTGAAACATTATATTTAGAGATCGTCTTGTTGATTCTAAATCTTGTCCAGTTCTTGGTGCGGACATACCAATTCTTTCGTAAGCCTCTTCTATAATTTTATCTATATAAAAGGTTTTTTCAAAAGTTGTAGTTCCAGAAGTAGTGTTAGCCATTTAGCTTCTCCTACGCTGTTAATCCAGGTCCAGAATATTTATCTGTTAGTAATGTAACTGCCTTAATATTAGTAAGGGTAGAAACATAAATACCTTTTGGAAAAGGAATTCCGTCTTCCGGAAAATTTAAATTAATAACATCACCACTTGGAACATCTGCTGTAAACAAATTTGCTCCTGCTTGGCTTGTTGTTGTTAATTTTACAATTCCAACACCACTACTATTTGATGCAATAATAATTCCTCTCAATCTTACTGGAGGAGCTACAACTGCAGTAGAAGTTGTTGCTGTAAATCTAGTTGCTTGTATATCGCCTTTAAAACCCATTTTTTTCTCCTTTGATTAAGGAGCTCCGAAGAGCTCCTTAAAATAATTAATTAAGATGTTGCAATGTCAGTAGTTGGAGCATTAACTCGCTTCCAAGTAGTTCCATTAGAAAATGCATATCCTGGATCTCCTGCGATTCCATTAGATACATAAATTAAAACACCTGTGTTACCAACTGCACTTAGAGTCTCACCTGCATTTTGTCCACTTGCAATTTGTACAACTGAAGTAGATGAAAAAGACCAAGCAACTGCTCCGCCTTGTTCTGTGTCGTTCTCTTTATTTGTTGAGTTAACATTTGGTCCACCGATGAAGCCACCGATTGCTACCACTGGTCCTGTAAACGTTGTATTTGCCATAGTTTTGTTCTCCTAGTTATTCCAATACCGTCTCTAGGCCGTCGACTATACGCGTCGATATCAGAAAGTTAATGTATAGTGATTAAGATATAACTGAATTTATTGAATAGCGCAAGGGATACCTGCATCGAAAAACTACTTTTCGGATATAAATAGCTAGTTTTTAGCTAGCTACAGAAAACTCAGGAGCAGCTAATTCTACTTTAATTTGTCTAAAAGCCATTTCAGCTTCAGACATTTTAATCTGGTTAATGACGT